GATTCAAAGAAATTATACTCTGTATAGTCTATATTTCGCATTTCATGAATAGATATATTATGTTGTAATTTAATATCTTCTTCCGGACTATTTTTTCCATTCATAGTTTGACATCCAACAGAGCTAATTATAAATTCTGTCATATTGCTTACAATATTCGACTTAGTAATATCTAAAAAATATTTTAACTTTTCTTTATAAATTTTGGTTAGAGAAGCTATTATAGAATTATTAATATCTCTAAATCTAATTATATTAAGTTCGGTATTACTATATGAATCGTTTTCGTCCTGTTCATGCTGAGCATTGGCATAAGCTTCGTCATATGGCTGAAAATTAGGCATACCCCCAAACATATCGGAAACGGGTTCCTTTTTACATTTAGCTACCTCAGTGTCAACAGACATACCCCCAAACATACTTCCGCCGGCGTCTTGTTTACATTTAGCTACCTCAATATCATTGATAATTAATTTAAATTCAGATAACCATTTTTCATTAGGCCATACGTATTTATCAATACTATTATTAATATGTTCTAAGAATAATTTAAAATCATTGAAATCTGTGTATTCAAAAGAATAAGTTGTATCTTTAATATAATTAATTAACTCGGGAATTACTGTATTAATATAATAGATTGTAAATTTTGTCTTATTAATTAAAGACGGATTAATTCCTAAGTTATTAATCTCTTTTTTACAATTATTAATATTGTTTTCAAGACGAGAAATCGTAGTGGGAATCCATTGATTATCAATAAAGTTTTTGTAAAATACATTTAAATTATTTATCAAGTTAGTTACACCTAACATACTTTTTATTTCATCTTTCTTATCATGACTATCAGGTATCTTTTCCAAAACATTTTTATTAAACCATTGGTCAGAAAATCTATCATTTTCTACCAGACTTTTATTATTAGTATGAGACCTATTAATTATAACAGAACAAGCAAGATATTCGCTTGTATCAATTTCATCTGATTCATTTAAAATCCTTGCTAAAATATTTTCACCTATATCTTCTTCAATTACCTTATCAGCCATTGTAAATACCAATATTGTATTTTTTTTCATGTTATGTTTTTCAATTAGCGCAATAGGATCATATGAAGATAAATGTGTTACATTAGAAGGAATTACGCATAGAATGATATTGTTGTCTTTTAAATGACTTTCAGTTAGAGATATACTTGATTTTTTAAAATTAGGGGGATGAGAACAAAGTCCTGGAAAATCAATAAATTCAAAATCAATCAAATTCTTTCCAGAAATACATACATCAATTGGTTGATTAACTATAGTTTTATTCTTCAAAAACTCGTCCTCAATAGTTTTTCTAATATCATCTTTATTAATAGAAAACTTATTTAGTGTATAATTTTCTACATCATTGTTTTTTAGTGTCAAATGTATAGGTTGTTTGGTGCATAGTGTCTTATTACGGGGAAAAATTGGAGTTTTAGTTATGTTTTCCAACAAAGATGATTTACCAGCACTTGTATTACCTATAACACAAATTTTAGGAATCTGAAACTGGTCATCGATATTTTGTTTAAAAATGCCTTTAAAAATATGAGTAAAAGATGAAAAATACTCATTAGAATCGATATTTACACCAGATACACCATCATTAAATTTATCACTTACTACTATTCCTGATTTGTTCCAGAATGATGCGATACCGCTCATAGTTTAATTGTAATAAAAAAGTTTAATTATTATTACATATCAAATTTTAAAATTTGAATAAGATTCGTATCATATTATGTAAAGATTGGTCCAAAAATTACAGAATAACAAGAGTTGTAGGAGAAATAAAAATAAATAAACAAGGTATATTAGGTAAAGGAAAAATAGAAGATGAAAAAGACCTTGTTGACTATATTGAAAGTAGCATTGGTAAAAAAATTTAAATTTAAGACTTAATTCTAAATTTCAATATTATTATATATTAAATGTATAACAATATTGTTGATCCAAATACAAACACTGTATATGATGTAAATAGTGATAAAGGAAAGCAAATCATTAATAATTACGTTAATCAAGTAGGTGGAAAAAAAGCTCCCAAGAGAAAAAGTAAAAGAAGAAGTTCAAAAAAGAGTCCTGTATGTAAAAGATTTGAAAATATGAAAAAGACCACTCATAAAAATGTATATGCTCCCGATAAATATTTCGAAGGATTATCCTGCAGAGCTAAAGAACAAAGACTCAAAACTATTAAAAAATATAGATACTCTAAAAAAAATCCTACATTTGCTACTGATTTCGATAAAAAAGGAGAACGTATAAAGACTAAACTATCAGGTTACACTAAACAATTCCAAAAAATAGCTCCAGGAGTTACCTCATTGGAAGATATTTCGAAATTGACAGGTGTTCCCAAAAAAATATTAGACAAAGTCAATAGCAAAGGGATGGGTGCTTGGAGAAGTGGTCATCGTCCTGGCGCTAATAGACAACAATGGGGATTTGCCAGAGTTTATTCATTTTTAGTAAAAGGAAAGGCATTCTACACAGCGGATAGTCATCTTGCTGTAGAAGCTCTTAAAATTCCTAAAGCAAGAAAATGGTTTGATTCAATAGAAGGCTTATGTGACCAGGATAAATATAAAGATGAACGTTGGTGCTCTTAATCTGTAGAAACTTCTAAATTTTTTAATAAGTTATTTCTGGCTCTTTCATAACAAGGATTATAATTTACATCTCGCCAAAATCGATGTATTCTTCTTGCTGCTATGTATTGATTACGATTTTTATCCAACCAGTGATTCAACATTTTATTTGTTAAATTACTAGTAATATTCTTTAAATTCCAAGGAAATTCAGGATTATCTTTTATAATTTGCAATGTAATATTAGGATTGACTGGTAAATACGACCAGTCCCAATTCCAATTAGGATGACGCTTAACTATATCAATATTAATATTTTTATTTTTTGAAATCCACCACCAATTCCACCTTTTCAATGGATATTTTTCTATTATTTCTTCACTTATATCATCTCTTAATGAAAGATAATACCAGAATCCCCATTGTGTTTTTCCAAGATTTTCCAAAAGATTTATTAGACTCTCTAAAGGCAAATTCTCGTTTTTAACAATAGCATTCCAATTGAAATTACAATCTTTAAATTTGGTAATAAATGCCATGGTTAAATCTTTTCTTTTTGATATTTCCCAAGAATGCCATTTAGGACGCGTCGAAGAACCAGCAGCATCTAATCTTAGATCAGATATGAAATCTAATGAAATATCTTCATGAGAAGACAATAGTTTCCAATCAAGATTTTTATAACAGTATTTCCTAACAAAATCTTCGCTAATTGTAATAGACCTATTTTGAGTTAGTGAAAACCAACAGTAAGATTTATCTGGGTATTTATCTACAAAGTTATTATCAATTATATTATTTTTCGAAATAGCTTTCCAATCCCAACTTTTATCAACGTGTTTTTTTAAAAAATCAAGTGTTAAATTAGGACTAAAAGATACGGTTTTCCAACACCAATCTCTATTCATATTAGATTCATTTAAATTATTTTCTATAAAATCTAAAGATAATACGCCTGCCATCAAAAGATGCCTTAAATGTATTCTTACTTCATCTGTGTACTCTAGACTATCGCTCTTACTAATAGTTAACAACAAATCTATAGCAAAATCATCTTTAAGATTAGTGTAATTTTTATACATTATTAATAACTACTATATTAGGTTTAGATAGTTTTGATTAGTAATAGTATAAAGATATTTTGATGATAATATTTAATGAAGTTAAGAAGCGGCTTCACCTATTCATTTTCTGAAAAAGATAATAATACTAAATATTCAAGCAAAACAGTTATTGCTGTGTGTTATAAAGACTATAAAGCAAATCCCGCTTCTCCAAAAAAAATAATAGCAAGAAGGAGACCAGTTGCTAAATCTAAAAAACCAACAACTGAAAAACCAATAACTGAAAAACCAGTTATTAACATTAAAAAAAATATTAATTGCGCTATATGTCAAGAAGCAATCAAGACAGGTGATACAATTTGCTCCTGTAGTGTTAAAAATATAAATAAACATTGTTTTCATAGAAAATGTTTAGGATTATGGTTTAAAGAACTTCGTATGGCTGGTAAGGGCAGGTCATGTCCATATTGTGGGGTATCTATACGTTCTGGTATAAAATATGTTAAAATCAAATAAAATTGATATTAATTTAAATATATATTTGAATTATATATTACCAATGAAAAGAGACACAAAAGGAGTCATACATTTCGAGGACTTTCCTGAATTTAAACCTAATTTAACACCAAGAGAAATGTTTGAGAAAGGCAGTTTTGGAGGAACATACTGGAGACCTATATATTCAGAAATAGTTAATAAAGATTTGAAAAATCAACATCGCAGTAAAAAATGGGATGTTAATAAAATATTTGAAGGACTTGATGATAGTATTCTAACCAAATCAAAATATAGTAATAAGATTAATAAATATAAAGTTAAAGTGGGACAATCACTAGAAGAATGGGAAAAGGATAGGAAAGGAGGTTCATGGATACAAGAAGATGATCCATATGGTTGGGTGCAATGGTATTGTAGATTTTACAACGGAAGAAGACTTAAAAATGGAGAAGACGAAAGACAAATATCAAGATGGGCTGGAATAGCAAGCGAACGTGGAAGATTCCGAAGATGGCTTGTAACTCTAATATTGAAAAAAAATTCTGAATGGGACGATTCTAAGGTTTCTCCTGCTATAAGACAAACATTGCAACATTGGGCATATGAACTAACAAAAGAAGATTATGAAAAAGACGTTAAACGAAGAGAAGAAGAATAATTAGTTAAAACCAAATTACAATTTATTACATAGTAATGAACTGTAATATCTGTATGGAAGAAATAAAAAATGAGTTTGTCTTAACAAACTGTAATTGTTCAGATATAGTTTATCACAAAAAATGTTTAGACAAATGGTTCAATATTTCCAAAACTTGTCCCTTTTGTAAAAAGGAATATATTATGTCACCTTATGAAGCTAAGAATGAGAAATCTTTACTTGAAAAGTCCCTATTTTTAGATTCAATTAATCGATTTCCCTCTCATGATTTAGATAATAACTTATTGAATACCACATATGATAGTTATAGATTAATCCTTTAAAAAAATTTGAATTTTATTTTATTTAAAGACAAATTGTAATCATTTTTCTATGTCAGAAAATAAACCTATTCAGTTGGGACTATGTTGTCTCAATATGACTTTACGTAATAAAAGACCAACCATATTTGCATCGAGAAGCTGTACAATGGGGACAATCGCAAAAAGTGGTTTAAAAATTGCTGTCGATAAAGCACGCATGAATCTTGATGATATTCTAACATTGATGCATTGGAACGAAGCAAATGGTATTAAGGTATTTCGTCTTACTAGCAATATATTTGCTCATCTTTCTAATCCTAAAATTGGTCCTTATAGCATCGATTTTGCCAAACCTAAATTCAAAGAAATTGGAGAACTTGCTAAGAAATACAATCAACGGCTTACATTTCATCCTGGTCAATATGATGTTCTGGGAACTCCTGACCCTCGAGTATTGAAAAATACACTACTTGATCTTAAAGTTCATGCTGATATTCTTGATTTGATAGGCTGTAACCAAGATTCGGTAATGGTTATTCACGGGGGAGGATTTTATGGTGACAAACCAGCAACAATTGAGCGATGGGTCAAAAACTATAAAGAGGCGGACCCTGTTATTTCAAGAAGACTTGTCCTAGAAAACTGTGAAAAGTGTTTTAGTATAAAAGATTGTCTTATCATTTCAGAGAAATCAGGCGTCCCTGTAGTATTTGATACCCACCATTTTGAATGCTATAAGAAACTTCATCCAGATGAA